TTCATTCGATATGGCTTTAAAGGAGTTGTGTCCAACTGCACAATATCATTTTCTAAATAATCAATTAGTTTGGGAAGATTCAAAAGTTACGAAGCCAACGGATGCCGAAATTCAAGCAAAAATCGCAGAACTTATTGCAGCAGAACCACTACGCCAACTACGAGAACAACGCAACCAACTACTCCAGCAATCCGATTGGATGGCAGTATCCGACAGAGTAATGACGCAAGCACAAATCGACTATCGACAAGCACTACGGGATTTACCAGCAACCGCAGACCCACAACTAGACGAAAACGGAAATCTAACAAACGTAACATGGCCAGAAAGACCTGAATAAACTATGCCGTTCATAGGAAATCAACCAACCGCAGAAACTATTTCTGATCGTAGAACATACACTGGTGATGGAACAAGAACAATCTTTGGTGTTCAATATACATCTAATTTTGTTTCAGTCTTTCAGAATGGTGTAAAACTGGTTGAAACAACAGACTATACACTTGATGCTTCTGGAACCTTCATCACACTTATCACTGCACCAGCACTAAATGACCAGCTGGATTTGATTGGAACCAATGAAATCACTGATCTTGCAAGATCCAGTCTGATTCGTGAATCATTCACATCTACTGCTTCTCAGACACAATTCAATCTAAATACAAACATTTCGGCATCAGACAGAATTACTGTTTATCTAAATGGTATTCGATTGACTGAAGTTGACTACACACTAGATTACACAAACAATCGTGTTACCTTTGCTTCCGGAAGAACACTTGATGATACTGTGGCAGTTGAAATTGTTGCTCCTGGATTTAGAAGTGATAGTCATTTTACAAGAGGAGACAAAGCACATCATCTTGGAGTTGCAAATCCTAGTACTTTAAATAATGATATTACCATTGATGCTGATGAAAACGCAATGATGGTTGGACCGCTCACAATAAATAGTGTAGTTACTGTAAATGGCAATTTAACGATAGTATAATATGGCAAGCATAATAAAAGTAGATCAGTTATCAGAAAAAACACAAGGTAGTGGAATAACTCTTTCTCATAGTCTCAAAAATTCAAGTGGATCAGAGATTATTAGTCCAGCAGGTACTGTATCTAATCTATCAAAATTAAGTTTGACACCAAGTTCTGCACCAAGTTCACCAACTCAGGGTGATATGTATTTGGATAGTAGTGATGGAGAATTGAAAATTTATACTGGCAATTTTTGGATAAATATTGTAAATGCTAGTCCCAGTTTCTCAGTTGAATACCTTGTAGTAGCAGGTGGTGGTAGTGGAAATGATGGTTTTATTAATGCAAATTTTGTTCTTGGCGGAGGTGGAGGTGCTGGAGGATTATTAAATGGATATGCTGAACTTATCACAAATAATTCTTATTTTGTAGAAATTGGACCTGGAGGACAATACATTGACCAAGAAGCTACAGCGCCAAATGGTTATGATAGTCAATTTTCTACCTTTGCACTAGCCTATGGCGGAGGTGGAGGAGGAACACAAAGTAGATTAGGTGGAGATGGGGGTTCTGGAGGTGGAGGTGGAAGTAATTCTATTGCTGGTGGTAAGGGAGTTTATCCTGGCTCTTCATACATAGATGAACCAAGACAAGGTTACGATGGTGCAACCACAATTAATACTGATGGTGGTGGAGGGGGTGGTGCAGGTGGCGCTGGTGGTATTCCTACTGCTGGTATAGGTAAAACTTTTAATATCACTGGTAGCGATGTATTATACGCAACAGGTGGAGCAGGCGGTACTAGCAGTACAGGTAATGGTGCTAATGGTAGCAATAATACAGGAAATGGAGGCGGTGGATCAGGTCCATGGAGTACAGGCAATAAAATAGGAGGAAATGGAGGTTCTGGTATTGTAATCATTTCTTATTCAAACATTTATCCTGACCTTCAAACAATCCATTCATCTCATGTTTGTAATGGACAATCATCTGGAACAACATCTGCACCTACACCATTAACTGCAAGATCTGGATATAAAACATACATATTTACTGCTGGTTCAGGTAATATTTCTTGGTAATATAAAGGATTAAAGATGGCATACTATGCTGTATTAGATGAAAATAATGTTGTTACTAAAATAAAATCTGCTGGTCATGAAAATGATTGGAATGGAGAAGTAGAATGGGAAAAAGAAACAGGGAAAGTTCATAAAAGAACCAGTTATAACACCAAAGGTGGAATTCATTATGACCCAGAAACAAATGAACCAAGTACTGACCAATCCAAAGCATTTCGTAAAAACTATGCGGGAATTGGCTACACCTACGACAAAACAAGAGATGCCTTCATTCCTCCTCAACCATATCCAAGTTGGACATTGAATGAAGAAACCTGTCTCTGGGATTCACCAGTACCATATCCAACTGATGGAAACCCATATATCTGGAATGAAGAAACACAAACATGGGACTTACTGGAAAATAACTAATGGCAGGAATACTAAAAGTTGACAGAATACAAGAAGCAAATAGTGGCCAAGGTGTTGAACTTTCTCATAAGTTGGTAGACACCAGTGGTAACACCATAATCAGTGAAAACAATGGTGTTGCTACTTTTGGTTCTTCTGTTGCTCCTAGCACAAACTATACTTTTAGAAACAAGATCATCAATGGTAATCTAAAATCAGCAAGAGTTATCAATCAACGTGGAGCATCTTCTATTACTGGAGCAACTGGTTACACTTATGACCGATGGTATTATGATGGTTCTAATTATTTGTATCAGGGAATAGAAGATTTAAATGTGAACAATGGAACATATGTGATTAGTTGGGTAGGTTCGGATATTACTGCTCAATATTTACTTTCAACAGATACAACCGCAAACAATGGCTGGGATGGTGCTGGAACATTTCAGACGGTTGCTAATGGTGGAACATTCACAGTCAACGAAAGTCCTGAGCATGGAAAACATCTCTGGATTCGATTTAGTGGAACACTCAGTAATTTAGATAAGGTGATGGTGGAAGAAGGCACAGTCGCAACTCCATTCGAGCATCGGCCCTATGGGTTAGAGTTGAGTTTGTGTCAGAGGTATTTTTGGAGAAAAAATGACACTACTGGAAAGTGGGCTATGGCTACACAAAGAAGCACGACACAAAGTGAAATTATGATTCAGTTTCCAGTTTCACTAAGAGCGAATCCAACATTAGTGCCTAGTGGAACATGGAATATTGGTTTTTGGACAAGCACAACAACTGTAAGTTCTTTTGCGTTTAATATAAACAGCAATTTGGTTGTTGATGTACAAGCAACTCATGGGTCAGGTGGTGCGGCAGGTAGAGCAATCGAAATTTATGCTAGTAGTGGAGCATATATTGAGTTTAATTCGGAGTTATAAATGTATAAATTGCACATAAATTCATTTGGTCAAAATAATTGCGTCATTCGAACCACCGACAATGCTTGCATCCCCTTCGATCCAGCCAACACAGACTACCAAGCATATTTGCAATGGCTAGCCGAAGGCAACGAACCACTTCCAGCAGATGAACCAGAACAACAACCAGTAGGAGAATAAATACATTATGTCAGGAACACTATACGCAGATAATTTTCATGGTAAACTAATGATCTCATATAAAATAGAAAAGAATAAATGAGCAATAGTACAGTATATCTTGATAAAATTTATAGCAAAGATGGTAATACTGAAATAGTAGACACGGTCAATCGTTCAGTCAAGGCAAAAACTATTGAACTAGGCGGAAACATAATCGCAAGTCACAGTGGAGTGGAGGGTGCCGGAGAGGTGACTTTACAGAATGTGACACTTGGAGATAGTGGTGTGGTGTTTCCTGCTGGGCATGTGTTACAAGTTTTGTCTGGTTCCTATGATACATTAACCACAATTGGTACAACTTATACGAAAATAATTGAATTATCCGGTCAAGCAAAAGGTAATAATAGCAAGTTCATAGCATTTTGGACATTGGTCGCAGGAGGAGCGACAGACAGTCACGGATATTATTTGAGAATAAACTTAAATTTGGGAACTTCTTCTACAAATAATACATCTGATGTTATGCAAGTTATTCAATCAACTAACGGAATTGCAAACTATAGGACATGGTGGGAAGATGTTCCCACAAATTATGAAAATGTACATAGTGGAGACTATGGAATAAACAGCATTAATAGTAGTGTTGAAAAAACAACGAACTTTTCAAAGGGGGATAATTTTTCTTGTGGATTTTGGGTATATGGAGAAAGCACTTTGTATATAAATCGTTCAGTAAACAGAGCATCGCATGAAGGTGGAATATCCAGATTAGTTTTGTATGAGGTAGCAACATGAAATATGATATATCACATGCAATTATTGACTTATACGGACCTACTAAGTTTGTTCTAAAAGGAGTGGAATATATTGGATTAGAATGGTATGACGATAGACCAAAACCAACCGAAGAACAAATCCAAGCAAAAATTGCAGAACTCCAAGCAGCCGAACCATTACGCTTACTCCGTATACAACGCAACCAACTACTCCAACAAACAGATTGGAGAGCAACTGTTGACTATCCAAATCCAGACAAACAAGCATGGTTAGACTATCGTCAAGCACTACGGGATTTACCAGAAACCGCAGACCCACAACTTGATGAGAATGGACAACTTACTAACATAGTTTGGCCAGAGGAACCACAATGAGCGATAATCTAGAACTTAACCTTAAAAATAGTGTAACATAACTATTCTTATAAATAAAGGTAAACACTTTATTTTTCCAAGAAAGTTGTTATAAAATGCCTGTTCCATCCACAAGAGAAGAATTTAGAAAATATTGTCTCCGAGCACTTGGACATCCTGTTATTGAAATAAATGTTGATCCTGACCAAGTTGAAGACAGAATAGACCAAGCACTTCAATATTTTGCTCAGTATCATTATGATGGTGCCGAAAGAGTTTATCTAAAATATCAAGTTTCTCAAGCAGATATTGATCGAGCAAGATCCGACAATACGCTTGCAACAGTTACTGATGTGGATGGTACAACTACTGCATCCTGGAAAGAACAAAAAAATTACATTCCTGTTCCAGATTCCATTCTTTCAGTCATCAAGGTATTCAATTTTAGTGACAAAGGAAACATCAACATGTTTGATGTTCGGTATCAGCTAAGATTGAATGACTTATATGATTTCTCATCAACTTCCATCATTCATTATGACATGACTATGCAGCATCTTGACTTGCTGGATAGTATTTTAATTGGTCAAAAACCAATCCGACATAATCAGCATCAGAATCGCCTGTACATTGACATGGATTGGCAAAATGATGTTGTGGACGGTGAATATATTGTGATTGAGGCAATTCGTAAACTTGATCCAGCTACATTTCCAGATATTTGGAATGACATGTATCTGAAAAGATATGCCACGCAACTAATCAAAATGCAATGGGGCAGCAATCTGATCAAGTTTAATGGTGTTCAGATGTTGGGTGGTGTGACCATGAATGGTGAAACAATTTATCAACAAGCACAGGAAGAGTTATTAAAACTAGAAGAACAGATTCAGTTGGCTTACGAACTTCCACCTGAAATCATGATAGGATAAAGAATGCCAACTTCGGTTTATTTTGACACAGGAACAATACCAGAACAAAGACTGTATGAAGACCTGATTATTGAACAGCTTCGAGCATTTGGTCAGGAAGTTTTTTATCTTCCAAGAACACTGGT